TCTATTGTATTTAAATATAGCATCAAAGTTAGAACCATATTTCTCCGCATCTACTTTGCGTTGTCTATCTCCTTTGCCGCCGTGTGTTGCGTTACTCATGCAACCTGCTCCTCTTCTGGAACGCTCAGTGACCACGAACCTATTGTGCATACTTCCCCGAACCTGTTTAGAACTTTTAACTTCTTGGATATGATGTTGTGTCCATCCTTTCTAAGTTCAAAAATCCTCGCGGAGATGCGCGTAATACCTAGCTCGTTGTAAGCGTTGAATGTAGTGATACTGTCACCAGTTTTTAAATAAGTTAATACTCTGTCTTTCTGTGCCATCTTAGTTCTCCTGTAAAAATACTTGTCCGAAAGTTATAACACAGAACGGTAGGCTTATCACCATACCCTCAAACTGTGCAACGTCATAGTGTTCTGCTCCATTCAAGACAACCCACACTGGGCGGCTGTCTGTGAACTCTAGGTCTAAACCCACGCCATTACGCAGGTTCATACTCAAGTTGTATTTGCCGAAAGTCTTAGTCATGCTTTTTTCCTTTATTAAATTTATTAAGATACTCACCTACTGTCAGGTCAGAGGCTTCTATTTTAGATGTCACAGCTAACCACTCCTTGACAGTCCACATATCTTTACCGTCCGCAAGAATATCTAGCACTGCATCTTGTAACTGGCTTGGCTTGTCTAGAATATAACGCACCTTGCGATGCGCCAGTGAATCTATACTGAAAGGTTTTTGTGGTAAAGGCATACTAGGCCACCATTAAAAATGAATTAGAACGTACAGCTTTACGTACAGTCTGCTGTCTGTCGTGTTGTATAGCTACTAAGTTTTTCTCACTTGATTTTCTAACAGCACCGAAGTGTGTTGACCAATCCGTCATAGCATTGTACACAGCCCAGTAGTTAGAGCCAAGTCTTTTCTTATATACATTGGAGTATGCATTCCACATGTAGTTTAGGTTTTCGTTACGTCTTGGAAGGCTAGACAGCACAGTGGCAGGGTCTAATAAAGTAAAGCCTGTTTCTAACTTAACGTCCAGTGCATCTGCAAAGAACTTTAAAGCTTCCATGTCTCTAACCTTTTGACCCTGCCAATCCTGCCACAGATCACGCTGATTGTGAAACAAGTCAAGGGACTTAGTTATAATCCTACCGCCCTGCTCAATGTCGAGTGACCGTGTGTGCTTAGCTTTAAACACGGACACCTCACCGCCGACGAACACCTGTAGATTTGTACACGCCTGTTGTATTGCGGCGGCACTAATCATGAACGGCCAAGTACCATCAAAGGACGATAGAGATAACAGGCTAAGACTAGCCTCGTCACCGTCACTAGTTCTATACGTATGCTCTGGCAACCGATACTGTACAAAGGTTCTAGCACCGTTGTGTGAGGTTCTAATGATCTCCTCCATCCCATTGATGGAAAGGTCAGAACGCTCAATGATATTGCGAGTAACATCTATCATGTGCTTAGGTGCTACAGGTTTGTAACCATGACCATGAATACCTAACTCTTCACCGCTATCAGTGCGATAGATAACAGACTTGGAACTGATGCGCTTTTCTGCATTGTTCCAGATAGGATATTGCAGGGGCGCAACAGCTATGTCAAAATCTGCTGAACCATAGCCTCTATTCTTTATAGCTTGTAGTGCCGTATTGTTTTTAAACATTGGTTGTATAATTGCATTCATTTTCTTTTTCCTTATAACAGTTATAATTTATTTAATATTAACACCCATTGATATGAGAGTCAACAATTTATTTTACAAACACGCTTCACTTAAACTATTATCCATGATAAAATCTATCTTTAAAGTTTAAAAGACTTCTTATCTTTTTCTTTTCTTCAATAAGAAAAACAAGAACAATAGCTTTATAACTCTACATAGACTATTTAGTTACTAGCTCCGCAGAAACCACAGCGGTTTCAACCACCGTGAT